GACTGCCGCTACTTGCTGGATCGAAGAACGGCAGTTCACCATCGTGAACTCTGGCTACCTGAACACTTCCAACGGCCCACTGTCGTTCGGTGCGGTCAGCACTCAAACATCGGCCAATCAGTTCTGCACCTACACCTACATCAACGGTTGGTTCAATCAGTTTCTCTCTGCTGGAATCTCAGCCGGTGCTACCACATTGACCATTCCTTCCTATGTCGGTCTTTACCCTGGAATGAGTTTCACGATCTGGGACGGATCCATGACCGAGACCGTGACCGTCTCACCGACCTGGACTCAGTCGACCACCGTGACCCTGGCCAGCCCAACGACCTTCCAGCACAGCCAAGGAGTGAACGTCTCGACTCTTCCAGCCTCGGTGAAGCAGGCCGTGATTCACCTCACCGTTGCCGCTATCAAGCAACGTGGTGAAGGTGGTCTCGTGATCGCTGAGACCGGCGAGCCAACTGGCGTCGGTGGTGGCAAGGGCGACTCGTCGATGGAAGATATTGACAGGGCCATAGAACTACTGCGCCCGTTCCTTCAGGTCTGGGGCCGTACGTGATCGCTCTGGAAGGAATCATTGGAGCACTGGTCGTCGTCGGCATCTTGCTGGTTGCCGTCTTTATCGCACCATGAGCCGGTCAACAGTCCGCTCAACCTTGCAGTCGTACCTTGCGCCTGCGACTTCGGCGATCCCATTCTTGTCAAATGTCTATGCGCACCCTGCCAAGTTCACGCCAGAGGGCGACTTCTTTCAGGGCCAAGACCCAGGACACACCACTGGTGCGGTCATCTTTCTCTATATAGGTCAGCAGGCCGAGCGCCGAGCTGCTCTAGGTGGGCCGCACAACGGCAGGAAGGTCGTCGAGTATGACGTAATTCTTGACTGCTTCATCAGATCTATGTCACCCAAGAGCGAAGACACCGGTGCCGACTCAGACACCTTCCTTGACTCTTTGGTTGCCTACATCAGAGCAGATCGAAACGCTGGTAATCCTTCAGTCGTCTTCCAGTGGGGCGAAGGTTCCTACCCTGGTGGCGTCGACCTCGAAGTCATGGCGCTCTACCCAAGAACGCTCAAGGGTAGCGGTCAAGTCAGTCAGGTCTACGCTACGGTTAGAACGAAAGTTGTTGAGATCGTCAACTCGTAAGGAAGCCCATGCCGCAGTTCACATTCACAGGATCAGAGACCTTAGTGTTCCCAACACTGGCCGCCGCCGATGGCTCTACCCTTGTCTGCAATCCTGGCGACGTGGTCACCCTTGACGCTGACCCTCAACTGCCTGAGTTATTCACCGCCGCTAGCGCCAAAGCACCAGCCCAAGCGCCGGCACCAGAAGCCCCTCAGACAGCCCCAGAAGCCCCTACAACGCCTGCGGCCACCGCTTAGGTATCGCAGGACTAGGAAACAGGAGAACTCAAAATGCCATTCATGTCCGTCAACAGTTACGTCGGGTTAGGTATCGAAACGACGCGTGGCACCGCATCGTCGAACATCAAGTTCGTTCCGGTCACGACGCCGCAGCTGACGGCTCAGCAAAAGTGGCTTCGTGACGAGGCCTATCGTGGCTCACCGGTCTCGGTCTACAACGAAGTCCTGGGTGTTCGTCATGATCTCTACGACTTCAAGGGCTACGTCTTCGCTGACACCTTCCCCCTTATCGCAAAAGCGGCCCTGGGCTACGAAGCCATCTCTGGCTCAAGCCTTTACACCCACACCGTGAGTCTCTACAACAACTCCTCCACCGGTTCACAGCCGCCAGCAGTGACGATTCAAGACTTCGACGGCGCGAACCCATTCCAAATCCTTGACGCTCAACTTGGCGACCTGAAGATGACTTTTGGTGCCGAAACTGCGTTTGAGTACGAAGCGAAGTTCATGGGTCAACCCTTCAACATCATCGCCGCACCAACTCAAACATTCTCGACTGAACAGTTCATTCCTTCCTGGGACGTTCAAGCCACGATTGGTGGCGTTGCTACGTCGCTGGTGGTCTCTGGTGACATCTCGATTGCGCGAGCCACTACGCCGATCTTCACGGCTCAAGGCATCAACGCTCCTTACCGATTGTTCGCTGGCCCCTGTGACGTGACTGGGTCGATGAAGTTCATTGTCGAGAACACCGACAACATTGTCTACGCAAGCAACAACCAAACCACAGTCGGTTCTTCACCGTCAGCACTGTCAAACTCCACAACGGCAAGTCTCCCTGTGACCTCCTCGGCATCGTTCGCCGCTGGTGGTGGCACGGCGGTTCTCTTCCACTCTGGCGTTTCTTACGCCCTGAGTTACACCGGCACAACCGGATCCAGCCTGACTGGTGTTCTGCTGACCAACGCAACAGGCGTGACGCCTACCGCCGCAGACATTGTCTCGACTGGTTCCTACGCTCTGACCGACAGCCCCAAAGTCGTTTCTCTGGTCTTCACTGACCCATCAAGCGGCCACCAAGTCACGGCTCAGATGTCACAGGTTCAGTTCACTGACCCGAAGCGTGACCGCTCAAAGGCCTACGTCGAAGTTGACGCCACGTTCACGGCGGAGGCCAACACAACCGACGCAGTCTCAGCCGCTGGTGGTGGCTACTCGCCCATCAAGATCACGGCAACCAACGCAGTCTCAGCCGTCTACTAATCTCAACTAAACCAAAACGAATAGGGAAGGGAGTTCCTGTGATAGTTGCGCTACCGAATAACGAGTCAGCGACATTACGCGAGTACGACGAATTGACCGAGAGGCAAGCACGTCGAATCCGTGCAGCTCTTCGGGGAGCCTTGGCGCAAGTTGGCCAGGCCGCTCAGATGGGCGTCACCGACGATCCGAAAACCTGGGAAGCACTCAAGGGTCAAGACGAAGAGCGCACAGCCATAGACCTCTACACCGACCAGTGCATTGTTGAGATGGTCAAAGCCTGGACACTCGGCGACCTGCCAACACTTGAGTCCGTTGCCGACCTGCCCCAAAAGACTTACTCAATCCTGGGCGAGTCAGCCGTTGCCGTCACGCGTGAGACTGAGGACTTTGACGAGGTGAGTCCAGACCCAAAAGTGGGTACAGGAGACTTGAACGTCTCCGCGCCCACCTTGTCGGGCGTGGTCTCGAACCAGTTGACCCCGACATCGCCGACCAGTGGAGAGAATACAGTTACCGCCAACTGATTCCGATGTCGCACGAGCAATATCTTTCAGAACCGTCTACCGTAGTTGATTGGACGTTGCGGTTAGATCGGTTGAAAGGTCAGGTACAAGAGGAATGGCAACAACAGTCGTCTTAGACGGTCTTCATCTCTTCAAGGACACGCTCACCGACATTCAGAAAAAAGCCGACGCCTACATGCTCAAAGCCGTTCGGGAGATGGCACAGGTTGTCATTGAAGACGCTCGCAAAGAGTTCACCACCGTTGCTCTCGACGCCCAGGGCGGCGAACGTCTTTTAGGCAAGGGTGAGAAGTTGCTGAAAGGTGAGAAGTTGTCACGCAAGGGCGCGCACCAGGGCGGAGACAGGCCGAACATCAGAACTGGCTACCTGGCGAGATCCATCAGGGCCGACTTCTCAATCATTGGCATCGGGCGAGCGCAGGCCGAGATCGGCCCAAGAGCCGCATATGGGCGCAGAATCGAATTGGGCTATCCTGGTGGCGAAGGGCGAGGCCAGGCCAAGACGCGAGCGTTCCCATTCCTCCGACCAGGACTAGAAAAAGCCATGCCAGAGATCACCGAAATCTATGAGCGGAACATGGCCGCCGCTTGGAGGGCCTAATGGCTGGCGAATCCTTACTTCCCCCAGTAGTTGCCGTACTTCTTGCCGACATCAAAGAGTTCACGGCCAAGATGGAAACGGCCAAGGGCGAGATGGACGACGTCGGCGCAAAGGGCGCAGGTCTTGGCAGTCAAATGGCCGCAGGATTAGCCGTCGCTGGCGGAGCAGTCGGCGCTTTGGCCTTGGGCGTTGGTGTTGTCTCGACGAAGATGGCGATGGACTTTGGCTCAGCCATGACCTCGGTGCAGAACAGCGCCGGTCTCTCAGAAGCCGCCACAAAGAATCTGCAAGATGCCTTCCTCAACACTGCCTTCAAGACCGAGTTCTCTGGGACTCAAATTGCTCAGGCTTACGCCACCGTCGCAGGTCAATTAGAACTGCTGAACGGCAAGCAGCTCTCGACCTCGCAGGCGATGGACTTCGTCAACAAGGCCAGTGACCTAGCCACAGCAAAGCAGATCAGTCTCTCTTCCGCTATGAGTGCCACCACGCAAACGATGAAGGCCTTCCAAGTTCCTGTCGCCCAGGCTGGCACGGTCACGAACGATCTCTACGTCACGTCAGGTCTGACCGGATCCTCCGTTGACGCTCTCGCAGGACAGTTCACCAAGATGCACCTCAAGTTGGGCGACTCTATTCCTTCCCTGGGCGATATGAACACGCTCATGGTTGATATGACTTCACACGGAGTCGGCCAAGGCCGAGCACTCATGACGGTCACCGGTGCCATGACCAAACTTCTTGACCCATCAACCAAGAACGTGCAAGTGCTTCAAGATATGGGGATCCACGCCTACGACGCCACCGGCAAGTTCGTTGGCATGGGCGACATCATTGGTCAGTTGGCACCAAAGTTCGCCGGTCTCAATCAAGAGCAACAGATCCAGACCGCCACAACCTTGTTCGGATCGAGCGCCGCCTCTGCGATGTTGACCCTTGTGAATGCTGGCCCAGCCGCTTTTGACGCTTCAGCCAAGTCGATTCAGAACCACGCTACGGTCACCCAAGGAGCCGCAATCCAATCTCAGAACCTGAAGAATCAACTCACGATCCTTCAATCTGGGCTGAGTGACGTTCTCATCAAGGTGGGTCTCAAGATCGTTCCTCAAGCACAACAGATTCTCGACGCAGTGTTGGGTAAATCTGGCAAAGGTCTGGCCTATGACATTACCCTCAATGTCAAGGAGTTCGTGCAGTCAATCGCCGGAGGGCCGAGTGGTGGCGGAGCCGGTGGCTTCTTTGGAAACATTATGAAGGGTGTCGGTCAAGAGTTCAAGGACATCGCTGGAATGGCCTCAGGAACCGTTGCCTCTGCCTACGGTTTTGGTAAGTCCGGCATTGACGTATTGCAAGCAATCAACCCTGTCAATCTGATATCACCAAAGGGCGGCTTTGGAAACTTTGCACCAGCCGCTTCTGCCTTTCGACAGGGCGTTGGCGGATATTTTGCGGGGAACAGGTCAGCAAATGATCTCATTGACATCTATGGTGGTGGCAACCCGACGACCACCGGTGGTCGAATTGCTCAAGAACTCAATTCACTTGCACCAGCCGTGCGAGGAACCAGCAAAGACGCACAGAACGCCGCAGGCACGGCCAACATTGTCAAAATTAGCGGCGGAAAGGTCGACACCTCAGGAAGCACGCACCACATCGACAAGGTTGATCACTTGCAGGGCGGCAATATCGACATCATCGGAAACGCCGCAAGTCA